TAAAAAATATAAAATATAAAGGAAGACGCAAAATGGAAAATGTAAAACAAAATTTACTTGAGCAATATGGTCGTCAAATCAAGATTGCTGAAGCATTTGCAAAGAGCCGTACTAAGATCGATTCATTAGATGATAACATCAAATTAGCTACAGCTGTTTGCTTAGACAATGTAAACAAGTTCATCTCTATGAGAGAATCAATGAACACTATGGCTACTGAAAGAGCTAACTTAGGTGATTATAAGAAATTCTGCTTAAACTTAGTTAACTTATCAGTTCCTACTCTAATCGCTAACAATTTAGTTATCGTTCATCCAATGACTTCATTCTCTGGTTCAGTTGCTTACTTAGAGTATCAATCAAGAACTAATAAGGGTGATGTTAAACGTGGTCAAGTATTCAACAGTGTATTCAACTTAGGTGAAACTGGTGAAGCTAGAACTAATTTCACTTCTCAAGTAATCATCGAAACTATTACTACTGCTGGTGGTAAAGTTGCATTATCTCCTATGCATTTTGAAAATGGTAGATTCACTGATACTACCGGTGCTGGAAAAGACGTTAAGGTAGTTCATGCTGATGGTACAGTTGAATACTTCGATGTAACTCCATCTGCTACTGCTGGTCAACCTGGTACTATTGCTGGTTATACTGCTGCTAAAGATGATAAGGTAGCTTACTTCTCAGAAGAGTTCCAAATGGAGCATGTTCCTGCTCAAGATATCCCAACTATTGGACCAGTTATGAAGAGAATCCCTCTAGTTGCTGAACCAAGAAGAATTGGTGTTAAATATGACCAAATCTCAGCTTTCCAAGCTAAGACTGATTATGGTTTCAATCTTGATAAGCAAATTGCTGAACAAGCAGTTGGTGAATTAAACTTCGAAATCGATTCAGAAATTATCGGTATGTTATATCAAGCTGCTGTTGAATCAACTAAGCCTGAAGAATTCGCTGAATTAACTTGGTCAAAGACTCAACCTATTGGTGTATCTAAGTTCGAACACTACAACGGTTTCTTAGAGGTAATCGAAGCTGCTAAGGCTATTATCTATAAGAGAACTAAGAGATTTGAACCTACTTACATGGTAGTTGATCCAGATCTATTAAGAGTATTAAAGTTCGTTAACGGTTGGACAGCTAATAAGGGTGCTAAGAAGAATGGTCCTTACAAAGCTGGTGATATCGATGGCTTAGACATCTATGTTACTCCTGATCTAATCGGTACTAAAGAATTCTTCTTCGGTTTAAACGGTTCTGATATGATGAGCTCAGTTGCAGTATATGCACCATATATGCCAATTGTTCCAACTCAACTATTAGGTACTCCTGATGGTGGTTTACAACAAGGATTCTCAACTTGGTATGCAACTGCATTCTTAAACAAGAACTTAGCTGTTCGTGGTAAGATCACAGACTAGTTTACTGAGATTCTAATAAAAAATAAGAGACTTTTTCGGAAGTCTCTTTTTTATTTTTATTTTTATTGGCTAAATTATTTAGTAATCGATTGCTAAATTAATTGATTATAATTAAGAATTTAATGATCGGAGGTTTTTATGAAACTAGACGCTTTAATCGAAGAAATGAAGGTCGAATTATTAGCGTGCGGATTATTAGAGTCAGAGTTAGAAGATGCTCAATTAAAACTAATTGTAAAAAAAGAAATGAGAGAACTTGAGCGTTACTGAGATGAAACAACTAAAAAAACTATTCCAGCTAAATCATGTATAGATTTAAAAGAAGTTGGTATAGATGCTTGTTCGATTAAACATGTTTATCGAGCAACTGGATACGGAAATGGCGGAGAAAATCTAAATAACGTCGATCCAGTATGAGCACAACAGTGATTAGTATTCGGAAATCTTGGTAATATGTATAATGTTCAAGATTATGTTTACAATTATGCAGCATGAAATACAATGAGTCAAATTCGTAATACGATGTCAACAGACCTTCGATTTGACGAAGATAGACATAATAATCTATTATATATTAATGAAGTATCTTGTCCAACAGCTGTTACAGTCGAATACATTCCTCGAATAAAAGATGTAGAAGACATAAAGAGCGTATATTGAATAGATATATTAGTTCAATTATGTGTTGCAATGTGCAAAATAAATTTTGGACGTGCTAGAACTAGATTTACCTTAAGTAACGGATTGTGGCCAATGGATGGAGAAAAACTATTACAAGAAGGTAATGAAGAACTGTCTAAATTAAGAGAAAAACTTGAAACAAACGATTCACTTTGTGATCCAATAGATTAACAAACGATTAAATAGGAGATATACAATGAGCAAAAAAGAAAATGTGAGTACTTTAGACTTTTCTAGAGCGTTCCAAGCTTTAGAGGATATTAATGATGAAGAGACTTATACAGGTAAAACTGAATATGTAGTTAAAAAAAGAAATTTATATGAAAATTTCCAAAAACCAGAATCTATTCTAGATAACTTAATGGAAGATTTCTATAGTTTATCAGAAGAAGATGATGTTGAGCAAGCTGCACAAGATACTCAAGAAGAAATCGCACAAGCAAAGTTAGATAAAATTGAGAAAATCGTAGATTTAGATGCAAAGACAGTTGATGATTTACAACCTTCTTATGTAGGTAAATTTATTATTCAATGTCCTCAATGTTTAACTTTATTCTATAAAAATTCTGAAGACATCGTTCATGATGAGAATGGCGGAGAATTTGTAAATATTAATGAGCCATGTCAACACTGTGGAAACGACACAGGATATACTCTTATCGGTAAAGTAGATGAAGCTACTGAAGATGAATTTAATGAAGAGCAACCAGCAGAAGAGACTCCTGAAGATGTTGAAGAACCAACTGAAGAAGAAACTACACCTAAAGAAGAAAATGCATCTGAAGAGGATTCTGAAGGTTCTGAAGATGACGGAATTGATGACTTAAATGCTATTATGGATGAAGTTGATAACGAAGAAGCAAATGAGTCTTTAAATCTAGCTAAAGCTGCTCCATCAGAGAATGAAACAGAAAATAATTCAGAAAATGCTACATCATTAAATGAATCTGCTGAACAATTAACTGAAGGCCCAATCAAGTGGCTTAAAGGTTTAGCTCAAAATAAAGAAGATAAGAAAACTTTAAAGTTAATTAATACTGTTCAAGGATTTGATGAAAATAAAGTTGTTTCTGGAATTAATAGTTTATTAAAAGCAAAGAATACTAAATTTAAAGTAACTATTCTTGATTTTAATAATGATGAAGTATACAATGTAAAAGATAATTTCTTACCTTTCGTATTACAACACGCTAAAGACGAGAATTTTACAAAAGACCTTAATGATTTTATCGCAGCAGTTACTTATGCAAAGTCTAATACAAAAGATATTAAATCTAAATTAGCTTTAATTTATACTGCAGATAAGGCAGACGGACAAAAATTATTAGCTACAGATTTAATTACTCCTGTAACAAACGGTGTTATTAGTCCAGAAAATAGAAAACGTTTAGATAATTTATACGTTAATTTATATATTGATAGTAAGAATACTACCGGAAATACTGAAACTAACGTAGAAAATAATCCAGAAGAGCAAGCTGAAGATAAAGGAAGAGATGCTAGTACATATTTACAATATTTAAATAATACTTCTTATCCTGAATCTTTAAATGTTTCAGAAAAAGCTCCTTCTGATAACGAAACTAAGAACAATTCTGAAGAAGCTACTTCTTTAAATGAAGGTGCTACAGATACTCTTAAGAAAATCGGTAAAGTTGCTGCTGGTGTATTAGGTGGTGCTGGTATTGGTGCTACAGCTGGTGCAGGTATGACTGCTGCTACTACCGGTAATGGTGTACCTGGTGCAATCGTTGGCGCAATTGCTGGTGGTATTGGAGGCGGTAAAGCTGCATTAGAGAACGAATCTATTAATAATCCTGAAGCTGCTGCTGAAAACGAAACAGAAAATGAACCAGAAAATAAGACATTAAATGAAGATGATGAATTAGTTTCTGATATTAGTGATGCAGACTTCAATAAAACTATCGATTCATTAGAAGACCTTCCAAAAATTTCTGAAGAGGAAGCTCAACAAAATATTGACGAACTTTCTAATGACTCTGCAGATGAAGACGCAGAAGCAGAAACAACTGAAGATAAACCAGTTGAAGAAGGTTTAACTGAAGATGCTGATACAGATTCATTTGAACAAAAAGTAGACGCTGCATTGGCTTCTTTCGATAAATATTTCAAGAATCCAGAGAAAGAAGTAAAAGAAGATTTAGAACAAGAAACTGAGGATGACGATCTTGAACTTGATGAAGAGTCATTTGATGAATGTGTTCTAGAATCATTAACTGATGTTTATTCAGATGTTACTGGTTACCAAACTACTAAAACATCTTGTACAGAAGATAATAAAATTATCGTTGAAGGATTAATTACTTTAAAGAATAATAAAGAAAAACAAACAAAATTCGTATTTGATAAATGTAAGAAAGACGAACAAAATCCAAATAGTTTAAAATTCAGAGGATTTAATGAATCTTTAAATTTAAAAACTATTATCTCAGTCGGAAAAGATATGAATAAACTTTATACAACAGCTTTAAAGTATAAATTTGATATTAAAGGTAATTTAGTTGAAGGATTAAGTAAAAGAAAATAATTTAATCTATTTAAAAGTAAATAGAAGATTATACAAATAGTCTTCTATTTATTTCTATTTAATGAAAGGAGCATTTCTATGTCAGATAGTAATAAAGACTACGGAATTCTTATAAATAAAGATATTAAATTATATAGAAACTACTTCAAAGAGATGACCAGACTTATTGGAATTAATGTAAAGTATAGAGCACCGTTGAAAGAATATAAAAACTTCGACGGCCATGGTGATTTAGACTCTTTATATACTAAAGAAATCACTGTTGGATGTATATTTGAAGACCATCCAGATCAAAAATCATTAAAAAAGATGGGATGAGTCTCTGAATTACAAGAAGGTTCTTCATTAATTCACGTTCCATACGATCTACCTAATCTACAAGTAGGTGCATTATTCACAATTCCTAGTGGAATTGATAATGCTGAAGGTAGAGTATTCAGAGTTATTTCTATGAAAAATATTATGATATTTCCAGCAACAATTACTTGCGAAATCGCACCAGAATATGAAGATATTGATGAACCTGTAATGCATACTGACTTCAAAAATGATAACTTCACTCTTCTTAACGATTTAGAGGAGGATGATTAATGAGAAAAGATAAAATAAATACTCAAAAATACAGACTAAATCTTACTGAAGATATTTCATCAGCAGAAGTTAGTGAAATTGAAAAAGATTTAGCGAAATTATCTAAATATTATAAAAAAGCATCAACTTCTTCTGCATCAACTACTTCATATAATAAAGATCAATACGATAAATTATACGAATATATAAATAAATATGACGGAGTAATCCGAACAACTAAGAATTTAAAAGATGAAGTTAATAATATTAGAACATTTTTAGACAGAATTCAGAATGAAGTATATGGACAAGCTCCAAAATCTTCATCTTATAAATCTGTTGATGATGCTAAAGCAAATTATGCAAATTCAATTGAATATAAAAATGCTCAAGACAATATTTTTAAAATAAGAGCTTATTTAAAACAATTTGTAAATCTTACAAATGAAAAAAGTAAAAAAGCATATGATGAAACTATTAGAAAAGCATGCTCTCAATTAACAAAAAATGCATTAGACTATCTTAGAAAAACTCATTCTAATGTAGACGAGAATCGTTCTGAATTGGTTTCTAGATTAAAAAATGCTATTAGAACATTAGATATAGTCGTAAAATTTAATTCATTAAATCAAATAGATTTAATTACAGAAACAACATTCGATACACTAAAGAAGGCTAGTAGAACTGCTGCTAATAACATTGACACAAATAATAATATATCTTCAAAAGAAGAATTTAATTCAGCAATTAGAACTATTAGTTCATATGCTTCTAATTTATATGCAATTGCTCAAAAGAATAATATAAAACTTTCTGGATCAAATTCAATTGCTTCAAATACTAATTGGTTAGAATTATATCGAAATTCTTCTAGTAAAAAAGCATTCTGGATAAAATATTTTAGTGAATATTGAGAAGAAGACGGAAAAGACGTTGAAAGATTTGGTGGAGACGCTTTCAAAATTCAATGTGAAAATTATGGTTTTAATGAAAAATCAAATCCATTTATTTATTTCATAAAGAATTTTATTTTAAAATATGGCGTAAAGATTACACCTCAGCAATACGCTACAATTCATAATGCTGTCGTTAATCATTTACTTCAAATTGAGTCTTTAGCTAAAAATGATCCAAATAGAATTAATATTATTTGGTGTAAAGACTTATATAAAAGAAAATATACTCAAATAGAATCTTTCTTATGGTATATTTCTCAAATTTGGCAAAGAGATTTAGATTCAATTCAAGTATTACTTAAAGAAGCTGATGATATTGAAATTAATTCAAGAAATCAAGCAATTGGCTATATGTTCTTTGGAGAAAATAATATCAACGTAACCGGAGAAAGCATAATAAATGCAAAACTTGAATCAGAAGACTGAATTTTAGAGAAAGTTAGAATAGTTGTAAAGGAAAGTCAAACAAAATTGGCTATCGGAAAAACTCAGAAAAAATCCGCTATTGGCCGTTTGAGAAATCTTCAAAACACAGATACTGATCGACCTATTATTTATGGATTCTTCCAATCATGATTATTATTTAATTCGATTTTAGATACAGAAAGTAAGCAATACACCGATCTTGTATCAAAGTTTAATAAAATATATCCGTTTATTACTAGCGATATGTATAAGACTAATACAAAATTAGAAAATGTTAAAACATTCTGATCAAAAATTTATGATACAAATATTCCTAATTTAAGAACTGATTCAAATAACGTAATAAATATCCTTTCAGATGCATTAAATCAATTACTAAATACTGATTCCGAAGGAGAGTAATTATGTTCTTTGCAATTCAGATGAAAGGATTTGGACGTTCTTCTCACTTATCTGATAAAATTATTAAGGCAGTTGCCTTACAGACTATTCGTAATTATAAAATGTCTTCTAATGAAATATTATTAGATAAAGTGATTCGTTCAGAGTACAAAGTTTCATTGAAAACTGCCTGTATAAATTTAATTTTAAACAGTAAAATTTACTCTTCAAATTCTGCTGACGAAATTATCGTTACATTCATTGAACGAAAGCATAAGGATTTAGCAACATTAATTACATACGGAAATGGATTAGTTTATGGAAGTCAAATTTTATACAAAGCTTTCGGTAAATTATAAAAAGAAGGGAAAATATTATGGCAATTAGATATTATGATGATGCAATAGCTGAAAAATTAAAGAAATGAACTCCAACTAATTCTACACTAAGAGTTCTTAAACCAGATGAAACTCGAAGATATTTTGAGACTAAAGCCGATGATAAAAATGATAAACCATTAACTTTACCGTGCATTGCTTTATCCAGAAGTAATGATTTAGAATTATTATTAAGTATAAAAAATCCTAGATCATATGACGGATTAAAAATAATTCAAGATGCTGAAGGAACTACACAATTAAACGTTATTCCAGTAAAGGTTCAGTATCAATTAGATATTTATACTAAAAAGTATGAAGAATGCGATGAATATCTTAGACAATATCTATTCAAATTAGTAAATAATCCTAGAATAACTGTTGAGATTCCTTATAACGGAGTTAATTTCACTCACGTTGCTTATTTGAGAGTATTAAATACTATTTCAGATACTAGTAATATTTCAGAACATTTATTCCCTGGACAATTTACTAGATTTACAATCCAAATGGAATTATTAGATGGATTCTTCTTCAGTATTCCGTACACTAATAACTGAAAATTTATTTGGGAAGATGATGAAGAATATGATCCTAAGTATGGACAGTTAGAAGTTGTAGACAATTTAGTTAATCCAACTGAAATAGTCGATAGTGGTAACATACCTTATGGTGTAAAGAAAAGAAAACATAGTTAATAATTTTAAATAATAAAACAATATTTGCTAAATTAATTGATATTAATTTTACGGAAAGATAAAATTAAGTAAAACTTAAAAGGAGAATTATACAAATGGGTAAAAGTGTTGTAAGAGAATATGACAATTCAGCCGTAACTGCTTCATTCTCAGCAGGATTTGCTGTAGTAGTTCCTGGATATGTTAATAATGAAATATACAACCCAGAGGTATTCGACGAAAACGGAATTTACGAGTGCGGATCTCAAGCGGATTTCTTAAAGAACGTTGGAAAGCATAACGGCGTAAGAGTTGAAGCCAAAGGTCCAAAATTCGTTGAATTTGATGACTATTTAACTGAATATAACATTAGTGACGCTGATCATCTAGCAGATTTAAGTTCAGAAACTCCACGTGAAATTCTAAAAAATGCTATTGCTGCTCGTGAAGCTGATAGACAAGAAAGAATTCAAGAGCGTAGTTTCGAATTACAAGCTTTAAGATGTTTAGGAAAATCTATTGCTGCTCATTATGAAGTTACAGGAACTGATATTATTTCAGTTGAATTTGATTCTGAATCTGAAGACGACGAACAATATGCTGAAGTTAGAGCTTTCGTAGAAAACGGAACTTCTGAAGAGGTTGATGGAGTTATACATTTAACTGCCGCTCAAGTAAATGCAATCAGCGAACTTGCTTATGAAATTACACCTTCAATTGAAGATGAAATTACTTTAGTATCATTAACTGCTAATGAAATTATCGCAATTAATCAAGAAGTTCTATCTGATCCAGACTACCAAGCCAAAGTAGAATTAGCTAAGAGTAATTATGGAGTAATCACAGAAGAGTTATTAAGATTATATACTGGACAAATCTATGTTGGAGATACACGAACATCTCTTCTTGGTTATTTAAAGGACAAAACAAATAAGTATACTAAAGCAAATGAAAGCGTAATTGCAAGTGATATTGAAAAATTCGGATTCTCTAAGAAACGTTATTACATTATTAAAGTCGGTAATGAAGGAAACGATGCAGTTATCGAAGACCATATTGGTAATCAAATAGCATATAAACTTTTAGAGTTAGGATATTCTATTTTATATAAATACTTAGATAGTGGAAAATCAGCAGTTGAACAGCTTTCTGATCCAGAATATTGGAATCCATTAAAAGATAAGTCTATTTATAGTTTTAGATATATCACATCTGGTGGATGTTCAGATCCAGCTGTAAGCAATGCAGTAATTCAAGTAGCCGAATTCAATAATAAGATTACAATTGAAGCTGCAGAATCATTATTAGATACTTATGGTAGAGGCGATGTTGTAGCATTAGTAGATTTCGATGAAACAAACATTGATCGTTCATCTATGGCTAAGACAATCTTCAGTATTTCAAAAGCTGTTAATAAGATTAACTCAAGTAAATATGCAGCAATTTTCGGTCCTCAAGTATATTATTCATTATCTGATACTGAAACAAAAGCTTATAATTATAATAATAAATTCCCAGCATCATTCCATTATCTAGCATGTGCACAACATACTTTTGAAAATTATAATGAATGGTACGCTGTAGCAGGTAAACGTGGTGTTAGTGCATTAACAGTTATCGGAACAACTATTAAATTAGGAAAGATTGCATTAAATACATTAGCTCCAAGAGTTCAAACTACTTATACTGAAGGTACTACAGTATTAGCTGATGTTAAACAATGTACAAATCTAGTTATATATGATCATGGTACATATGTTCTAGAAGGAAATAGAACAGCTTATCCTTTAAATAAGATTGATTTAAAGTATAGCCATTTCTTAAATATCAGACAATTATGTATCACAATCAAGCAAGTTCTAAGACTAGCTTCAGATACTTATAGATATGATCCAAATTCTGATGAATTATTTATTAATTTCAAGAGTTTAATTACTCCAACATTAGATTTAATGAAATCAGATAATGGTATTGAAGATTATCGATTCACTAAGATTAAGCATTCTAGAAAAGCATTATTAATGACTAAGTTAAGAATTGTTCCAATTGAAGCAGTTGAAGACTTTGATATTAGTGTATTCTTAGAAGAGTCATTAAGTGGAATTGTAATGTCTGCTGATGAAGAAGAATAATAAAGGAGAGTAGATTATGGCTAAAACATACGATGCAAGTTTAAATGCTAATCATATCAGTAATAGTTTACATGCTTATGAAGCTGCAAGAAGCGGATTCTTCGCTCTTCTACTTCCAGAAGCTGAGTTCCGTAATTTAATTAGACCTGATATCGATCCAGATACAGTAAAAGACGAAAACGGAAATATCACAGATCCTACCGCACTTTTAGATTCAAAGTTAGCTACTCAATATATTAAATTAAATGTTACAAGAGTAAAACTACCTTCTCATACAATTGCTCAACACAATTTTAGAAGAGGAAACCATGTTGTAAAATATGGTGGAGTACCTACATTCAACGATGGTAACATCGTAGTAGATGATATTGTTGGATTAGATACAAAATCTATTCTATATGCATGATGGTATCTTGTATACAACCCAATTAATAAAAAGGGTGGTAGAATGAGTGAATACAAGAAAGATCTTACTTTAATTGAATACACTCAAGACTATGTTCCAATTAGAACTTGGGATTTAAAAGGATGCTTCATTCTAAATATCGATGAGTCAGAATTCGATAAAGAAAACGATGCTCCAAGAAAGTTAACTATTAACTTATCAGTTGACTGGAGTGAACAACACTTAGACCAATCTGAGACAAGTATTTGGGTTCAAGGCGAAATCGCAGATCTTGAAGGTGAAACAACCGAATCTGGTGAATAAAAAATAAAAAAGAGCGAATGCTCTTTTTTTTTATTTAATAAATTTATTAAATATATTTGCTAAATTAACTGTAATTAATTTTATTACTAAGTGAAAGGAAACATTTTATGGGCAGAAAGAAAGTAGACCGTAGTGATAAAATAATGCAAACTTTCGAAGTAACCAAGCCTCTGAAGAGACGTCTTGAGACGATAGCCGCGTCCCGAGGTATAACAGTATCTGCTTTGATCAGAGAAATTTTGGAAAATTACTTAGAAGAAAGAATATTTGTAGAAAATTTTAATTGAAAGGAAAAAAATTAACTATGGCAGAAAGAAACGAAAAGTATACTATCGCAGAATGTGCAGAATTACCTTCTAAGGGATTAGTTTATGAAGAAAAAGTTAATCCATTAGTAGAATTAAGAAGCATGACTGCAAGAGACGAAATGAAGCGTCTTGCACCAAGTCCTTCTAAATTTAAAGTATTATCAGATATTATTGAAGGATGCATGGTAGAAAAACCAGCAGTACACGTATATGACATGTGTTTAGGTGATTATCAATATTTACTACATAAATTAAGAATTATTACTTATGGACCTGAATACAAAATGTTAGTTCAATGTCAAAGCTGTGAACATGTGTTTGAAGCAACAACTAATCTAGAGCAATTAGCAATCAAAGAGTTTGACCAAGAGAAGTTTAATGCATTACAAACATTTGAATTACCAATTTCTAGAAGTGTTATTAAAATTAAGATGCAAACTCCTAGACTTTTAGATCAAATTGATTCAAAGGTTAAGACACTACAAAGACAAGTTAAAGTTCAAGACATTGATTTTAATACATTTGCAACTTTAATGCTTTGTATTGAAAGCGTTGATGGTGAAGAACTAGAGCCAATGAAGTTAGAGAATTTTATTAATAGACTTCCTGCTCGTGATATGCAAAAGATTTTACAAAATATTGATGAACTATCTGAGACTGTTGGATTAGACCAATCATTAATTGTAGATTGTCCAAACTGTCACGGAGAAGTAAAGACATTTTTTCGCTTTGGACCAGAATTTTTTAGACCCACTACGATCTAAAAAACAAGGAGTTCCATACTCAGAATTTAGATTTAAAGAATTAGTAAAGGAATGCTGATATATTAGTAGTAGATTAAATACTAGTTATTCAGACGTTCTAGATTTAAGTTATACCGAGCGTGTCTTACTTATCGGATTTATAAATGATCAAGATAAGGCAACAAAGAAATTAATTGATGAAAAGAATCAAGAGCTTCAAAACTTAACTAAGAACGAAAATTAGTTCTTAAAGGAGATTATTTATGGCTGAAATGAAAACAGTTGATATAAATAGTTCAAGCAACTCTTTTGATATTTCAAAAGATACTCCATCTATGATCAGTGGAATGAAGGATCTTTTGGACGTTTTAGAAGAAGTCGATAAAAAAATGAATGATTCGTACGACAAACAAGTCGAACGAATTATTAATTTATATAAGAAGTCTGGACAAAATGCAGAACAAATTTATAAGATGCAAATTGCTCACTCTCAACAACTTTATCAAAAGCAAGTCAAAGAGATGCACGATCAAATTGAAGCCAAGTATAAAGAAGAAGTTGAGTTATTAATTAAATTAGATAAAAAAGAACAAGAACTTCGTAAAAAAGCTCTTGAAAAAAGAAAAAAAGATGAAATAAAACAACTTGAAGAACTTGCTAAAGCCGAAGCGGCTGCAAGAGAAAAACAAGCTGAGGAAGACAGAAAGAATGCTAAGAAGCAACTTCGAGATGACCTCCATCGACAAGCTAGTACTGCTTTTAGTTTAAATGCAAGCGGCCAAGCTCGTAAAGAAGCTTGACAAGAAATGCTTACTAGAAGAGAAAACGAGTCTAACAAAGAAATGATGGAGAGACTATCTGAACAGCTTACTAGTGGACTTGC